ACCGCATTTCACACAAAATTTCTCACCGTCTTTAGCTTCATAACCACATTTAGAACAATACATTTTTCGACACCCCCTAATTACTTGTAATCATAGCAGAGTTTCTATATAATGTCCATCATTCAAAAGCATCTTTATTTGCCTTATATGCAACATACGCATCCATCATAGCCGCAACAGCATCAATTTTCTGTTCTCGACGCTTTTTCAAAAGCTTACGGTTACCGTTTGTATCCTCCAACGTGATACAGTTTCCCATTGCAAAAGTCATCAGTTCTTCATCAAAAAGAAGCATTCTCTCCTCCGACATTTTCTTTAATTCCCCAAGAGGAACTGTTTCTGTCTTTACGCCCTGAGGTACCTTTATCGTTCCAAATGGTCCATTCTCTCTTTCCCAGCGATCAATAAATTCTTTGGCATTATATGGGTCATATCCCACACAACGAACATCATAACCACATTCTTCGATATGATTGTCCAAGTCATCATAAACTTCCATCATATCAAGAACTGTGCCACTCAACACAACGAGACTTCCCTCATTCATGAATTGATCATATTTGATTCTCATTGCAGTAGGAAGCTTCATAAGAGTCATCTCAGTAATATAGTTACGAGTTTTAATGCCAAAACAGCCATTGGAAAGTGGGAACAAGAAAGTGAAAGAACAAAAGTCATCCCCCTGAGAAAGGTCACAACCAAGCGAACAAGGCATTTGCCAATAAGTTCTTGGTCTATGTGGAAGCGTTTCCTCGTATGTAAAGTAATAAGTATACCCCTCCATAGGAATCCCAAACCGCTTAGCTAAAATATCGTTCCGAGCTGCAGGAGCTTTTTCTGCCCTTTCGACATCAAGCTGATAAGTTTCGTAGCTAACGGTTTTTCCTAAATTAGGATTTGCTTTTACCCACATTTCAGGATAAGCGACTTCGTCCATAGAATCGAGTTTATAATACCAAATCGAAACATGAGGATTTGTATAGTCGCCTCTTAAGATGTCCATCATTTTGATTGTATCACCTGCACCATTACGCACAGTACCTTCGGAGCTGATAGCAACGATAAGATAATCATCAACCTTAGATGCACCCTGTTCGATGGCACCAACAACATCTTCTCTAATATCTCCTGAAAGCCATTCATCGACAGTCGCGATCTTTGTTCTCAGCCCCTGTAGTTTACTGATACTCATGGGTCTGATTTCCAGCAACGATCCTGTCAGGAAATTTTCAACCCCTTTTTTTGTAGGTGAAAGTTTCATACGGTTTGCTTTTGAACCGGTAGTGTTTTGCAGCGAGCCTTCTGTAAGAAATTTAAACAGCGGACCGCGTGCTCGAGTAATCGAAGTTCTTATTGGTGATAATACTTCTTCCGCCTGTTTCATTGTCGGAGCTGTTGTGATCTGATGGGTTGTTGAAGTATCAACATTTAAGAAATAACTCTGGAGACAAGAGGCATACATAGATTTTGCGGCACCTCGAGCCACAATTAAATACTGTTTGTTTACTAAACGGCGTTTAATTGTTTTGGTTACATAATGTCCACCATGGCCGTCTGGATTGGGTTGATACACGCTTCTTTGTGTAAAGTAATACCATCCGAATATTTCTTCAGCCCAAAGTTTAAATGTATCAAGTAGCTGTAAGTCAGCGCCATCGGTCAGAGTGAGTTCATTCTCGCAATATGCAACGAATCCCTCAACTGCCTCATCATCATAATATACACCGGGATTTGCAATAAGATCATCTATCCTGCTCATCTCCATAGCAATTTCCCTGTTAACTGGTATTTCCCCACGAATTACGGCGTCTCGGAACTGACCGTAATAAATGGGTACAGCAGTATTCGATAATGCCATAATTTGTGGCTCCTTTATTTATTTTTATCCTTTGGCTCAGGAAGTGCTAAAGGCGGATCAAGTAATTTTCGAACCGCTTCTTGCCCTCTGCGAACTGCTTCCGTAGTTTCTTCGGCAGATCTGTCTTTGTTTAAATCTCTGGCAGCTTTTTCTGCGGCTGTTTTTGCTGCATATAGATTTGCTTGCGCTGTTTCCATAGCCATTTTTCTCGTTTGCAGATTGATTTCTTTCATCTCATAATCCATCTGCTTGCTTCTTTTTTCCTGAGCGGATTCCTGTTTATCGTGATCGTTATATCGTTTCACCAAGTCCTTGTAATCCACAACCTTGCGTAATTGTTCTGGACTTAATTCGCTAATGTCGCGTTTAGCCAATTTACGAACACTTTCTTCTTTTTTTGTCAGAGAATTTGTAACCGCTTTATCTAAGGACGTGCGCACTCCTTTAGCCGCAGCATCAATCGCTGGCTCAAGAAGAATCTTCTTAGCAGCCTGATTTACAAATTGTCTGCCAGTACTTACCTTATGCTCCTGTTCCGGACTTCCAAAGTATTGTTTATACTCGTTTTCCAGTTTCGCACGACTGATGGCATCGCGAATTTCCTGGTCACTCATTTTTTTGACATCTTTTTTCTGAGTCGGTTCATTCGGCGCGCTGCCCTTTTTCTTAGATTTGCCAGACTTCTTGTTGTTGGAATTTTCTTTTATTTCCGTTCCATCCTCGGCATACCGCTTTCTTCCAGCAATTGATAATTTGCCGTCTTTGAACTGAAAACGTCTAATACCCCATCGCTGACCTTTAATACCGTGATGAGATAAATGATTTTGTTCCATTTTGAATTTACCTCCTCTCCTAAGATTTTGCAGATTCAGCAGCTACGTTAATCCGCCATTCGAATTCAGCAATATTTTGTTTGTAAGCTTCAATTACGGCTGCGCTTGACGGAGGATCGAAGATTAGCTTAACTTTCATATACATGTAAGTCTTCACTGCTTCAATTCTATTCTCCTCCGGAATGAAATCAGTCCAACATGCAGATTTGTCTTTGATGGAAAATCCTTCTGGAGGACCATAGCCTAACTGTGTTAGAATTGCAAACACAGTATTGATGTGAATGATAACATCCGTATCGAAGGCTTCATAAAATGCGTCAATGCCAAGGAGCTTCTTAATTGAGATTAGGATGCTTTCCTGTTCGCCCATTGTATTTCCTCCTTCATTTTCTCCATGGACAAGTATCGTTTTTGGATCGTTCGATTGGTGCTGTAACTAACAAACTTTCATCACCGTAATGAATCGCATTATGTGTGTTATGTGCAGTACAAATCAGATACTCTGGATTGAAAACGGAATCTCGCTCGTGGATAATGTCATCCAAGGTTATCGGATCCATGTGATGAACAATAATTCTTCCACGAATCTCATAATCTTCTATTCCAAGATCGCACCCGTTGTCGCGAATAATAACTTCTCTCCTAACTTTTCTCCATCGAGGAGATTTGTATAGTATCTGATTCAAATATCGATCGTTGCCAAAAGTTTCATCACAAACAGTACCGTCCAATCGCAAATATGCGAACCGTTCTTCGTACGTTGGGAGTTTTGTCAATTCTGTATATGTCCTAATAACCTCCATAGTCTTCATTGACATCACCACCATTACCGCTATATTTCCTGAACGCATTCATAGCATCAGAATATAATTCCTCTACTCTCTTTGCGGATTGCAGCGATTCTGTTTTTGCTGTAATCATTTCTTTTTGCTTTTCGAGTATTTCTTTTTCCAGTTTTTCTTTACTCGAACCTAGCTTCAGAAAATGAGTAATAACCTGAGATGAAGCAGTTCCTTCTCGCAACTGTTTCTCTGCAAGGTCTACGGCCAATGAAATCATTTGATTCTCTCTAGCCTCCGGCGTTAAAGCTGGTCTTAGAGCTCCTTTCGAATCCTTAGCTTTTACTTTGGCCACTGCTACTGCCTCCTCTCGTTCAGATTCTGTTTCTTTTTCGACAGAATCGACATAGAATAATATCACTTTTCTCATACTTTCCA